GAGTTGGTTTATTACAGTCGGTTGACTATATGATCAATGCATTGGTACCGGGTACCGATTGGAGAGCATTTGGTATCATGGACATCATTACCACATCCACAACGATAAAAGAATTTGTTGAGGCATTTTACGGTATGAATAAATTCAACGTTCAGGTTTATAACCCAAGTGTTCCAGATTATTTTAAAAGAAGTGACGCACCACAACAACCAGTGATTTCTATCGTTGGACGTAATCCTAATGAGATTGCTAAAATTGTGAAATTGTTCTTTGCAAAGTATCCACAATATGCTTGGGTAACTTTTGATCCACTATTAACAAAGAGCAAGCCACCTCAACCAATGAGAAGAAAAGATTATGCCGAAAGATTGAGGGGTAATTTTGCTGCTGTTTGGGTAGATAGACTTGCATCGTGGGGGACATTCCCACTTGAATGTATGAAAAGTGGTGTTGTACCAATTGGAGTTATTCCAGATATTACACCCGAATATCTTTTAGTGAGAGATGAGAATGGTGTTGCAACTAAAATGAAAGAAATGTCAGGGGTTTGGACAGATAGTTTTTATGACATACCTGTTTTAATTGGTGAGGCAATTGTTAAATTTTTAGATGATAATATCGGTGATGATTTATACGATAGTATGGAAAAAATCGCATCTGAATTTACGGCAGAAAAAGCCGAATCGGAATTGGTGACAGCATATGGCAATTTACTTAATGAAAGAAAAGAAGTCTTTCAAAAAGCAATTGGGGTTGAGGTAGACACACCAGCAGAATAATTTTAAATTAAAAATATATAAAATGAATATAAGTGTTTTATTACCAGTACATGTGTGTGACGATACTGTAACCCCAATGTTATCAGTGGCGGTTGAAACAGTTGCAACACAAGAGAAATTAGAAGTGCTTCCACAAATCTACGTAGTATTTCCAGTAGATATTAAAGAAAGTATTGTTGGTTGGAGAGATTCGATGTTAAGAAAGTATCAAGATAAAGTAAAATTTGTGTTGGTTGAGAATGAAGGTAAATCGGATTTTCAAACACAAGTAAATCTTGGTGCATCAAAAATTGAAACAGATTATTTTTCAATTTTAGAGTTCGATGATGAATACAGTACAACATATTTCTTTAATGCCGAAAAATATATTAAACATTATTCAGATGTTGATGTATTCTTAACGATGATGGTTGAGACCAATCAGAAAGGTGAAGCGTTAAAAATAACAAACGAATTGGTTTGGGCACAACAATTTGTTGGGGAGAATGGTGAAATGGGATATTTAAATGCCAACGCTCTCAAACAAAACACCGACTTTAAATTGTCGGGTGCTATCATTGATCGTGAGGAGTTTCTTAGTCTTGGTGGATTAAAATCCCACATCAAGCTCACATTCAACTACGAATTTCTATTAAGGGCACTCAATAATGCGTGTAAGATTCATGCGATTGCAAAAATTGGTTACAAGCATTTAGCCGAAAGAGAAGATAGTTTATTTGGGGGTTATTCTAAAAATATGCCACCTGCCGAAAGAAAATTTTGGTTCGATACTGCATCGAGAGAAGCAAATTTCAATAATGATCGAGTTATTGATACCACATCACTTCAAAAGATTGTAGTTGAAGAAAAATAATGGGAAAGCAGAAAAATTTTTATTTTGCAGAACGTGAGGAAAAGGCTGTTGTAGATTATATCAATACAAATTCGAAAGAAGAGAAGGATTATATTTACAACACCGTTCTCATCGAGCCATTTCGAAAAATGATTCAATCAATTTTGCGTAGATATCCAGTAAATATTGGAAATTATACAATGGAAGAGGTTGAACAGAGTGCACTTACGCACATGATCGAACACATGGTTAAGTTTAATCCTAATAGTATTACCAAAGCTGGTAAGAAAACCAAAGCATTTAGTTATTGCCAAACGATTGTGAGGAATTTTTTTAAAGACCTCACCAAAAAAAGCTATAACGAAATGAGAATCAATTTATCATATGATGATTATATTGATGAAATTAATCAGAATATCGAATATCATTATGAGTTAAATGATGACAATGTGGATCAATTGGAAATTTTAATACAAAATGTCGTTGATAAAATTGAAGACCTAATTAATGATCCTGCTGGTATGAAAAAGAATGAGGTTGTCGTAGGTGATGCTATCGTAAACGTACTAAAAAATTGGCATCTTTTGTTTATGGAAGATACTCATGAAGGGAAATATAACAAAAGAGTCACTAATAAATTCGCCAAAAATAAGATATTGTTATTCTTAAAGGAACAAACCGATCTAACTACTAAAGAGATTAGAATGGCGATGAAACCCTTTAAAGAAATTTATTTTATGGAAAAAGCTGGTTTCTTGGAAGACTAAATAATATTAAATATCAGTATTTATAAGTACCAAAACTTAATATTATGCCAAGACCAAAGAAACGTAAGATAAAATTTGATGAAGAAAGTGTAAACGGTCTTCTTCAAGAGATATATGATGATACTCATAATATCCGAGCACAAATCAAACGCCTTTATACCAAATGGGAAACCAAAGTTAAAGAGGGTGGTGAAATTCAAGCACTTGGTGATCAAATTGTTAAATTGATAGCTGCTGAAGCTAAAAACCAAGACCAAAAAATTATGTTGTTGAAGTATCTTAAAGAGGTTGTGTTTGCAAAATCAACAGGAACTCAAGCGGATATTGAAGAAGAAAAGAAAATCACCACTGAAAAGAGAAATGTACTCATTGGTTTGGTTGAACGATATAAAAAGGAAAACTAATTCATGGGATTAATTGACGACAAAAAGAATGTTTTCACAACCATTGGGGCATATACTTCATTGGCTGAAGATATTAAAGGTACTGTTCATGATGTTGTTGCTCTTGCTGGGGAAGCAAATGAGTATGCCAATATTGGTAGAAATGTTGTAGATGAAACAACAAACATTTATACGTCAATTAATAACAATGAAGATACTGGTGCATTCTTAAAAGATATTTTGGGGGTTGTTGTTGGAACCACTGGATTGAAAGAATTAATTGGTGAACTTTTCACCAATTTCACAGAGAATTTAGAAGGGACGTTGAAAGAAATTATTAGCAAGCAACTAACATCAGCCAATTCTGGAAATGATTTAACTGATTATCCTTTTTTTGTGGATGGACTTGAAGTTTCGGCTCCTGATATTGATGTGTATGGTTTATTTAGAAACGATCCCACATCTGAAGCTGGAAGCATGTTGTTCGATACAAACGCCCCGAACTTCAATAATTTTGCGTATGATGCAATTGTAACGGAAAGTTGGGTTAATTATCAGGATGTTTTAAATATCAACTACAATGCAACAACAGATTCATTCGTTTTTAAACCATTCTCAAGCACTGGTACAGTCGGTGAGTGGGTAAATAATTATATCGAAAAAGCACCGATGATAAATAAAAAGGAATTTATTTCCAACATCATGGATCGAATTTATGGAGTAATTACCACAAATGGTGATAAAACTACTGAGATGTTGTTTAATGAATTACAAATCGATAAATTGTTAGAACAAGTTTTATCTGGTAATGATTCATTTATAATTTCCGAAGATGACTATGCCGAGCTTATGAGTAAGGCAGAACAATTAAAGAATGGGGTGGTGTATTATGATATGGGTTGTGGTGTTGTTGATGCAGAACTCCCATTAAGTGCAATGACTGCATTTGTAGATTTTGTTTCAGGTTCAACCGATCCATTTTTAGTTGCGGAGGCTGCAGATGCAACCGTTAGTGAGAGTTACACTGAGGCAGATAATGAAGATGTTGGTGATGAAAATGCGGAAACAATCAGAAACGGTTTCTTCTCAAGACTAATTGATTTTTTAAAACTCGAATTAAGTAAATTATTGACAACATCACCACAAGCAAGGATGTTGTTGGCAATCACAAGTTCATTTTCGAATGAAGGGATTCCACAAATCAATGACCCAAGAGAAGATTTAAAAAGTTTTAAAACGTATATTAAATGTACTATAGATGAGGCACTTGCAGCACTATATGAATTTATGTTTTATTTAATTGTAGGTCTTTTGGTTGCACTATTAGTCCCAATCATTAGAGCAATTATAGCAGAAAAAATAAACCAGTATATTGGTGTGATAAAAAGTTTAATAAGTTCACAAATATGA